GTCCCAGCGTTTAAGCCAGCAGAACCATTTACATCAACAGTCTTAATAGCTGCTAAAAGTTGCGCTGCTGTTTGGTCGTTGGTGTAGCCGTTAGGGTTACTGGCAGGGTAGTAGTAAGAACCGTGTTGTCCATCTAGCAGATCAGCATCTAGACCTGAGCCTGAACTGTCGTTGCCAGCGTTCCATACTCGTTGTAAACCAGCGCCTTCGTCAACACTAAAGTTACCATTTCTAGCTTTTTGGATATCCCAACCACCCCATTCCGCGTCTAGGAAGCCATACGTTCCGCCTGCGGAATAAAGTTGAAATCCGAAAACACCATTGGATTGCTCCATGTGTAATCCGACATTACTAGAATCTCCACCTCGCACACTAAAGTTAGCATTACTGTTCTGCCAACCAGAAACATTACTAGGAGACTTTAAGAATACCGCGCTATCAGCGCCATCAAGCAAATCAGCATCTAAGCCTGAGCCTGAGCCGTCGTTATTAGACCGCCACGCTGTGCCGCCGTTAAGGGTGCCGATGTTGGTTAGGTTTCTACTAGAATCTATTACCGTCTGCGTACCGATTTTTAGATCGCCACGCATAATGCCAATGTGTCCAAGATGGTCTATTTTAAGAGCGGTCTTTGACCCTGCACTATAATTATCTGTTGTTGAAAGATACATTTTAGTGCCGTAATTGCCGTCAGTTCGGGTGTATATTCCTGCATGTGCGGTATTACCATTTCCACTATCACTAGTCCCAAACGTAAGTGCTGTGCCTGCATGGTCTGTAGCAGAGTCTGGGTCAAGATGAATAGTACCCTTTGCCGCTCCTTGAGTAATCTCACTGTAAACAGCTCCGCCATTTGCAGTAATAGTTCCACCAACGGTAAACATGGCGGTCGAGTCAGACGTTCCTACACTTACTGAGTTATTTCCTCCGTTAACTAACAACATGTTACTGTTGCCATCTGATTCAACGCGGAAGTCTAGGTCGGCAGAGCCTTCGTTGAATACTGAACCAGTTGAAAGAGTTCTAAATGTTTCTACGCCACCGTTAATAAAACGCATTTGATTAGAAGCAGGGAAAGATATATTTGTGTCTGTATCTGATGCAGCACCAACCAAGGGCGTATATACTTTTGTAGCAACACTCAACGATTTCGCTGAGGCGTCCCAGAAAAAAGCTTGTGAGTCCCCCGCTGTATTGTAGAAGCTGACATCGCCAATTTCTGAAACATTCAATCTCTTTTTTAGCGCCCCTGTATTATCTGCATTTTCAATATAAAAGTCAGACCCAAAGTTTGCGCCTGTTCTATCAGCAACTAAATTTACAGAGCAACCTACTTGATTGTTTTGAAGGCTGATTGATGCTTCTGTGCCTCCTGCGTTTGTAGTGTTAATAAATGTACCAAGAGTAGCGCGACCAGCACTAGAAGCATCAACAGTCAACCCACCCATCGTGGCTGTGCCATTAAAAGTAGCACCTGCGCTAAACGTAGCCGCGCCGCCGACATTTATATCTGTAGCAGTTACTGAGCCTGCCGCTGTAACATTTCCCGAAGTATCAATACTGAACTTGTTTTGTGCAGAGTAGGACGACTGGCTCCCAGTGCTTGAATAGCCTATGTTAAATCCAGACTGTGAGTATCCAGAGCCTATAAACCATTCTCTATTGCTTGCGTTACTTGCGCTGTTCGCGGAATCTTGGATCTTTATTCCAGCTCCACGACCTTCATACCCACGTATATTGAGGGTTGCACTCATGGCGGGAGCGCCGCCAGCATCAGGTACACTGATTGTCAAACCACCAGTCAACGTACCGCCAGCCAATGGCAACTTAGTTGCAATGCTGTTTGTTACGGTGGTGGAGAAGTTAGCATCATCGCCCAATGCAGCTGCTAATTCGTTTAGCGTGTTAAGCGTTGCGGGAGATGAGTCAACAAGGTTACTAACCTGAGTTCCAACGTAGGACTCAGTTGCATAGCCCGATAGCGACGGTATCGATGGCGTGTTAGTTAGGTTGCTGTAGTTAAGGTAGTGACTGCCGTGCTGTCCGTCTAACAAGTCAGCATCTAATCCAGAGCCTGAACCGTCTACCGTTTTTATTGCAGTTAAGATTTCAGCAGCTGTTTGATCGGCAGTTGCGCTCACTTCAATAGCGTCTAATTTTGCCCCGTCAGTAGCAATATTTCGACCATTCAAAGTACTAGCAAAAGTTGCAGCGCCGCTGCTATTTATACTTAATCTTGGATTACCATCACCATCAGACAAGACAATGTTGTTGCTAGATGTTCTTATATCTAAGCCGTTTTCGTTGCCATCAAAGGCACCTAAAATTGTATTTTTGCTACCAGTAGTTACTAGCGACCCCGAGGCTCTACCCAAAAAAGTGTTTAAAATCCCCGTACTCACGTTCATTCCAGCTTGACCGCCAAAAGCCGTGTTGTCCGAGTTGGTCGCAAATTTTAGAGACTGACCGCCAGACGCCGTATTCATGCTGCCAGTCTGATTGGTGTACAGAGCATGCAAGCCAGTTCCGACATTGTTAAATCCGGTAGTGTTCTTAAATAAAGATTGAACACCTATCCCTAAATTGTTAGATCCTGTTGTGTTAAACCGCAAAGATGCTTGACCAACACCCATATTATTGCTGCCGGTCGTGTTTGCATACAGCGCCCGAAATCCAACCGAGGAATTACTTCCGCCGCTCTGGTTAGAAAACAAAGCCTCCATTCCGACAGCCACGTTTGCACTAGCGCCCGTGTTGGCTTGTAAAGCGCCCTTACCCACGGCTACATTATTATCGCCGCTTTGGAGATTCTTCCCCGCGTTGTCACCAACGAACGTATTGCTAGTACTACCGCTTGCGAGATTAGTGCCTGCGTCAACACCCGCACGGAAGTTGCTTGTTCCAGCTGTCGCTGTGATTATGTCCGCACCCTCTGCAAAGGTTACGTCTGTGGTAAAGTTGTTAGTAAAGCTAAACTGATTCGCTGACAAGCTGAGTCCAGCGCCTGCAGTATAAACCTGACCGCCATCCCTTAAATCCTCTAAGGCTCCAGCTGTAACTCTTAGTGAAACATCAACGCCCGCCAAGTGGGTGGCAGCGGTTGTGTCATCTTGACCCCTGACCACAGTAAATGTAGTGCCAGATATTCCGGTAACCCTGACGATCTCTGAAGACGTCCCTGATCCTATAGTCGCATAGAGGTAATCTCCACCCCCCAATGAAGGGAATGAAGATGCACTTGTCACACTAAGCGACGTCGCGGAAGAGGAGACGCCGCTAGCCAGCGTAGTGCTAGCTTGGTTCGAGAACTGAATCGCCATTTATGGCTCCTAGCTAGCTGATACTACCCAAGTGATAGAAAGGCTATCAGTTGGGGATTTGTTAATTACACTAAAAACAGTTCTGCACAGCATTGTTCCTGCAGAGTTAGCATTTAGTATTGCAGCCTCAACAACACCAGCTGAGGACGACGGGGTGTTAGATGGGAAAGTTGCTACATAAGTTACATTGTTATCACTGGCTGATGTGCTAGCCAAGGCTACGCGAGCAACCTCCGCACCAAGAGTTGTATTGTTAGCCGCTGCTACGGAATTAGACGTTCCAATTGCCATGTGACTCATTACGTTAGCTGAGGCTCCAGCCATACGCGAAGCTACAAAAGCCTTGCCGGTAGTTACTACCAAATTCGGGATTGATTGTGTTTCTTTGATTGCGCCGTCTGATGCAATTAAATTAACAGTCAGATGCCCCTTAAGTTTTAGATCATCAACGATCATGTTATGTCTCCAGACTATCAAGCATTTAAAATAATATTGCCGATCATTGATTGATTCAGAAGCGCACTAGATACAACATGCTCGAACTCAAGAGAATCGACAATAGATGTACTGTCAGATTTTCCGATCCATGGGGACAGTGTAGCTGCGTCACTTATTGAAGATGTATCTGCCGTTGACTTCGACGCATGAAAAGTCAACAGCTCTTCCACTATTATAGGGTTTAAGAAGGCTTTTGACAAAGCCAATGACGCTTGGTCGGTAAAACCAAACGGCTCGCTCTCAATAAATTTCCCGAAGCTAGACTCTAGGTATTCAGTCAAGCCAAATACGTTTAATTTAGCGTTCTCTGAATTTCTGGCAGCTTGCAAAAAGTCATCGAGCGCCAAGAAATCTTGAAGAGACTTAGACGTTGAGACGGAACTAATGCTATCAGCAAAACCAAAGGAATCGTCTGGCTCGCCTGTTACATTGACAGCAGCCCCGCTTTGAGAGAACACAAAGTTGTAAGGTTGTCTTGTTACCGAAATCTGGTCAATCGCGGCAAATTCTGACCGCCTTAAAGGATTCACACCAAAGGCAAGGTGGTCTGAAAAAGCAAATGCGTCAGCCGCACCTTTGTGGGGGTGTGAGGACGCCAAGTCGGAGAAAGAAATTATATCTTCTAGCTGCTTGCCTACAGTAAAAACAGGCTCAGAAAATAACACAAAGCTGTTACTTAGAGACTTATCAACCGCAAACACAGCCGCATCTAAGTAGACATACGAATCATTGAATACGTATATTGATCTTTGAGCGTTAACGCGGACATTATGAAGGTAAAGATTTCGCCAGTTAGGTATAGCCGTAAGCTTTGTAAAACTGAATGAGGGAGCTATTTGACGGCTTGCAATGGAGGCAACAACATTCTTTCGGTAGACCGCAGCCGAAGCCTTTCGGATGGACGCCGATAACTGAAGCTTTCGATGTGTAACATCAGCTCTAAGTGACCGATACCTTACCGAAGCATGGATAGCCATTGGCTTACCCGAACTGCGAGCGTACTTTAAGCTTTATTAAATCGACGACTGTCTGAGTCCGCCCCAATGAGTCTGTAAGCTCGACTTCGCCCTCAAGAACTCCTGTCGAGGCTAGAGTGCCCGAGTCAAATATGAATGTAACCTTTCCCTCAGTCGCAGCGGTAACTGTTCCGAGAAGTGTATCTATTAAATCTGTCTGCCCAACAGTTCTGACTCGCATCCTGACAGAACCGCCTGTTAGGTTTAATGCGGCAAACGTAGACGGGTCGTCAGGGTCCAGTATGGCTCCTGCCAAAGCTGAGTTACTGTCTTTCAGCGTGATCTCTATCTCAGGAAGCTGATCTCCCTGAACAAGATCAATGGTCGTTAAATATGCCATTAAATAAACTCCCTCGATTTTGCGGTTAAGGAGCCACCACTAAAGCCATATTTCACTTGGCGAATTACTCGACCTACGCTTCGCTCAAACAACTGCTTATTCACTCCGGCGGCATTTGGGTTTGACCACGGCTGCGAACTCATCATCTGGAGCCGATACAAAGCGCCGTGAGAGATTAACTCTCTATGCTCTTTGCCAACTGTGTCGGGAATACTTGAACTGGTAGAGGTAGGTTTAACCGAGTACACAACGCGGATTCTAGACGCTGCCGCAGGAATCGGCGCTAAATAAAAGTCGGTGTTGTCACGCTGGGAATAGTACTGAGGAGAACCTTTAGTGCCTTCATCTCCTAGCCTCTGTAACAGCTCGCTGTAACTAGTAGGCTTAAGCGGAGTAGTGTCACTAAATATATCGATGATGTGGTTTAACTCAGTACCAGACGGTAAAGATACCGCGTACTCGTTAACACCCGCAATAACCGTCATAAATTCAGGCTCAGGCATATATATATCGGACCTACTGCAAAAATCTATCGCAGAATCGCGTATCGCCCGTTCAATTATAAAGTCGGGAGCGCCCTGTACTTCGGGTCTAACATACAAGTTCAGGTCTGAGTATTTCATTATCTAACACCAGCCGAAGCGGGTAGGGGAGTGGTCGCGCCATCAGCTTGCGTCTTTACACCAAGGGCGTTAGCAAAGCTCTGGTAGTGCATCATCGCTCTCTGCGGATTGCCAGCAAACTCTGAATCCTTCTGATACGAACGGTGCAACACGTAATCTAAAATGCAGTTTGCATAAACATCATCAACGCTAATTACCTGCGTATCTGTCGCAAAGTTCGATATCGCGATCTCTGAAGGCGACGAGCTATAAACAATCTCTAGAGAATGTGTGCCGCTAGTACCTTTGGGATATATGTAAAAATTCTTCGGATCAACTGCGTCATAAATAAAATGCTCGATCTTATTAGTTGAAGCCGCTGTCTCATGCCAGTTGGGGAGCGTCTCGTCTAGGATGCGTCTCTGTACTTGCGTAACGGCTCGACCACCCACGTTTCGTACTACTTCAATCAATCGTAACGCAGCGGAAGGTAAGGTCTGCTTACTTCCAGTGGCGCAATCGAAGGTAGTGTTTACCATCTTTGCATCTGGTCTATGCAGCACAACTTCTTTCTGTGCGTCGTTAAAAAACTTTAAAAGCTCGTCGTTTGGAAACCGGACGTTCGTATTATCCTGAAGGATAATTGCAGCCCGATCTAATATGTCCCTTACTTTAGTTGTCGCCATTGTCTGTCTCCCACTCGATTATTTGCAAATCAGGGTTGTTTTTAAATATCGGGTTGTACTCGAACTCGTTGCCAGTAATCACGTTTTTAACCCGTTTTGGGACAAGTTCTTTCTGAGCTGGCTGAGGGTTTGCTTTGTTCTTAGCTAGCTGCTGCATCTGCTCTTCGAGCTGCGCGAGCGTTAGCCGCCTATCCAGCTTTACACCAAAGTCTTCTTTGGCTTGAATGAATACATCGTCTTTCTTGGTGCTAGCTTTTTTAGGCATGAGTGTCTCGATAAAAATAGGGGAGCAATACTTTTAATTTAAAGTACTGCCCCTCTATTTAGTTGTCTAACTTAGTTCCACTTACCAACTACAAGTGCATTTGGAGTAACGACCTTAGAGCCGTAAACCTTCAGACCGCGTACTTGATCTCCAAAAGTGCTTTCCATGCGAACAGTTTCAGTGTTAGTGAACTGTGACGCGAAGGACAGCGCTTTAGGGTGACCGGCAAGAACATGGGTGTAACCCGCGTCGCCACCAGCTGCTGGCTTGTAAACCATATTGCTTTGAAAAACGTTAAAGCGGTCAACCATTCCAACCTTGCCATTACGAAGAGGCGAAGTAGCATCCCCAGTAATGTACGCTTGACGAAGCTCAGACTGCTTAAGCATAGAGATGTACTCTGGAGACAGGACGATAAATCGACCTTCTTCAGGGATATTCAACTCATCTAAACGCTTAGACATGAGCAAGATGTTTTCAAGGATGTTAGCGTTAGTTACATCAGTCTGTGCGCCGATAGTAGCCGCGCCAGTTACGGCACCAGCAAGAACTTCAGTTTCAACAGCAATACGCATACCTTCAGAAGCATCAGTAGATGCGCCTTCAAGCATATTGATGTCAGCCTGAGCTGCCAGCACATCGTCTACCTTAAAGCTGTAGTACTTAGCTTTATCAATGAGCATTTCTACTTTAGCAGTAGCCAACTCTTGAGTAGTGATAGTGCCAGCGTAGTCATTGATAGTTACAGCCGGAACTGTACGAATGATGACTTTGTCGCCTTGACCGGAGATTTCACCCTCGTAGTCAGTGTTGCTGATTTCGGGCAGGATTGACTTGCTGTAAAACTTAGCCTGAAGGAGCTTGGAAAACACCTCTGGGATAAAGTTAACTTCAGATGTGGCACCCGTTGAAAATTGTGAAAAAGACATTTTATTACCTCACAAGAGATTAGCGGCGTATCGATCCACTTTCCATCGCTTTGAGTATTTCTGATTGATGCTTTTCAAACGTCTTGTTTGGCATCCTCATGATCTCATCGACGGTCCAGAATTTTTTATCGCCTTTTAAATTTGACTTTCTAGCCTTTGGCATCTTCGGTTCTGCAACCGATTTTGCTCGCTGTAAAGTCTGCTCTTGCAGCGTCGGAGCTGGCTGCCCTATGTCAGCTTTAAACCTTGAAAGTACAGTGTTCACATCATTAGAAGACCCTTCTTGTATCCAAGTCTTCGTCTGAGAATCCGCTTCCTCCAACCAGTTCAACCAGTCTGCCGTATCAATAAGTTGATCGACATCAGGGTGTACCGCTCGGATTCGCTCAAAATGATCGGCTTGCGCCTGCTCTTGAATCTGTTGATATTTGCTCTGTTCTTGCTCGGCTAAAGCCTCTTTGGCTGCGCCAACTTCATCTTGCGTTCGCTTCAGTTCGTCTAACAGTGGTCCAGCTAGATCAGGGTAATCTTCCCTTATCTGCGCCAGCTTGCTGTCATCCTTAGAAGAGTCTACAAGTTGACCTTTTAACTCAGTGATACTTCTGATCAGGTCGGCATTTTGCCGCTTCAAGTCAGCAGTTTCTTGAGTCGCCTTGGTCATTCTCGCCTGAGCGCCTTTCATTGCTTTCTCTGCTTTTTGCAAAGCAGTCCTCAGTTCAGAGTCATCGCTGCGTACCGACTCTTCTTCTGCGTCCTCATCCGCTAACATCTCAGCCTTGTCCGTGGGATCGGGGGCTTCCACTTGCAGCTCGTCGGGTTCTTCTGGGGTATCCTCTAGAGGTTGATCCGCCTCTGGGTTCTCAGTCCTACCTTTAGTCATCTGCTCGTACAATTCTTTAGCTTCAGCTTCTAGTCGCGCTGGGTCATTTCTCTTTGACATTATTAATTTCCTTCGAGTCCCGCACTGGGATATTCGTTAGTCTATTGCGGATGTCCTTTTAGGGGTCCGCGCTTTGTCTAGAACGGCTTTTGCCGCGTCTTCAAGGTCAAGCATGAAACGAAGCTCTAATAGCCTGCCTTGCTCAAACCTAAAATTTGTCTCATCTGCTTGTTCTAACAACGTCTGGGCGCTGTCGAATCTGGCTTTAATTAAGTCAGAAAGGAGGTGCCATTCCGGCATTGCCCTGAGTCGGAGGACCGCCTGCGCCTGCTCCCTGTTGCATTTGAGCTTGGAGTAATTGTTGCTGTTGTTGCTGTAATTGCTGCTGTTCAAGAGCTACTTGCTCCTCAGTCTTTATAATTTCGTCGGGATCTATATCCATGCTTGAAGCGATGTCTCTAAGCAGTTGCGTCCTTTTAATAACGCCGCTCTGGTCTTCACCAACAATGGATAGGAATTGAAGCAATCTCTGGCTTTGAATCTCTTTTTGAACGAGAGACGTACTGCCTCGCGCAACAATTCGCAGATCACCCTTTGACTTCTCGTTAGTTCCGAACTCCATATTGAAGTGGAACAAGCTCGCAATCATTGGCTCAATCAAGAAGTCGTCAATGTTTTTAATCGTGCTTTTCAGCGCAATGTTTGCAGCGCCCATAAGCATGGACATGCCAGTCGCTGTCTTGTTGAGACCTTGCGTCTGCTCGCCGTGCGTGTAGCTCGGCAAGCTGGTAGTCTCGTCAGCGAATCGACGGAATATCTCTACAATCTGGTTTAAACCGTTAGCGTTAGCTATCGGCTGATACCATCGGACAGCAGGCATAGATCCGTCTCCACCTTCTCGGAGAAATACTCTCCAAGGGTGGATGTCGGTCGGGTCTTCTCCTGCTGCTAGCAAGTCGGTGTTTACCTCAACCATAGGACCAGAGGACAACGCCATGTTGTCTAACCAAATCCGTGTTGCGGTATTCATAGTTCCCTGCGAGTCGCGCATCATGCGAGGTACGCCTGTACCCCAGAACTGATGTGGCGCTCTTTCATAAGGGAAGATGTGGTAAGGCATCTTGTATCCCGCTATGGGATTTAACATAACTTTTAATACTTTGCCGTCGCATATCCATACGCAAGCAGAGTAGTCGTCACTAAGGTCGGAACCTTCCTCAAGCTCAATACCGTGATCTTCAAGCTCATAACCATCGACAGTTCCCCAATACTCCATAACAACGAAGCGGTTGGAGTCCGAGTTCTCGTTAATACCGGCAATTCTTCTGCGGGTAGTTTCGTGATTCTCTTCGGTGTGATTGCCGCTGCGATGAATCTTAAGGAGGTACTTAACCATCTCTCCGTCAAACTGCGGAAGATCGACTAGGTCTCGCATCTGTCTGCGGGTCAGGACATGACGACGGAACAATCCATCACAGTCTTCTAGCGTAGTGCAGTACGGGTCTGGGTATAGGTCGAAGATACTTACGCTCTCAACTTCAGGAGCGACAGTCTCAACAATGCTTAAGGAATAAGCTTGCTCGCCCGTTTCAGGGTCCAGCATCTTTGAGTAAGATTGCTTCTTATCTATACGAACAGTGCCTGACTTAACTGCACCAGAGCCAAAGATGCACGCTTCAAGCATACTTTCCTTTAGCTTCATTTCGGCATTGGTCTCAACCAACTGATCTTCAATATCAATGGTCATGGACTCAGCGGCTTTCTTGGAGATTTCTTTTTCTAACTTAAGAAACTCTTCCTCCAGCTCTTCCATGCGAGCTGCTATCAAGTCCTGATTCATCATCGGGTCTTGACCGCTAGCCTGCATGATCTGCTCCATCGCCATCTGGCGCATTTGCATCGCCTTGAGGGGATCGATCTGAGGGACAGGAGTAGGATTTACTGAGAAGAAAATATCGCCGTGCTGAAACAACAAGTCGATTATTCGGCTGTAAGCAGCCATTACTTTTGTTCTTGTTAGCCCGACGAATACTTTTGATCGTGATCCAGATGTAGCGTTCAATCGTGCAAGTACATCAGGCTCATAGATACCCTGATATTGGCGCAAGTCTTTTAGCCACTCGTTTTCTGTTTCTTTGCGAGCGTCTTTATATTCTTGGAATGTACCGGCAAGGCGAGAACCCAGACTTTGCATGCTTTGCGCTTGCGTACCATCTGACTCTTCTTTCTCAACTACCTCGCCTTCATCGAAGTCATCGGACTCATCGAACTCGGCGTCATGCATAGATTAATAGCCCGTCACAGGATCTAGCGATTTAAATCGTTGTTTTATAATCCGGTGCCGAGGTCTCGGCATAGAGGCAAGTCCATGCAACGCAATAGCATAAGCCATTACCCTGTCATCATAACATCCATTCTGTGAATTGTAACTCCCTTTATCATCTATGATGTAAGTTCGCAACTCACTTAACAGTTCAATGTCGGCTACACCACTTTCACCCTGCCGCAACAACGTAGCGAGGTTGTCAACGATAAGAGGCTTGGTCTTACTGGTAGTTAAAAAACCACCACGCTTTGTTAGCCGATCCCCGTAAGCTCCGTCAACCGAGCTTTCCACAAATAGGTTTGAGTATCCCAAATCCTGAATTTTTCGGAGCGTACCCAGACCATGGTTATTTCTCTCTACTACTATGTATGCATTGTTGTATCGCTTTCCCAACATCGCAACTAACGCGCCATAATCAAAAGGATCTAGGTGTCCGTGCCAGCAAGCAACCTGATTGCCCTTGGAATCTAAGACCTGAGCGCAGCTGTAATCGCCGTAGGCGAGACCTTCCGCAACATCAACACCGATGACGTAACTCTCTTCTCGCGTTGGCGCATACCACTCTTGGTAGTTGCCGTGTTCTCGCGGTATCAAAGTGCCACTTATAATGTCGCCTTTGAAGTCTGCGGTGTAGCAATTATTTTCACACTTAGATATCGCGGACTCTTCAACGAAGCACCGACCGGATGTCAAAAATGCTTCTAGCGGGGTACTGGGGTACTCCTGTCTAAAGAGATCGGTGCCGCCTAACTCGTCAAGTTTGGCGCGTCTGAAAGAGAGCTGCTCGTCATCCAGATTATATTTCTGGGCAAGCTCATACTCTTCGGGTGTCGCTACAAAGTACGGCGAAACTTTTTTTCGGTACTCGGGCATCCAGTACCACGGAATAAAACAGGTGATCCACTCTGACTCGCCTCGCAGAGATTTCATGACCTGATCATAGAACCACCCGCCAGCTCCATTCGCCGTGCTTTCGAGTATTACCTCAGTATTTTTTCCGCCGACTGTCTGTAATAGACCTGCAACTATGTCTGATCCTTGGGGGTAGAAGGCAACCTCTGATCCGTGGACGAATCTGTTTGTTTGTCCTCGACCTGTCTGGGTGGACCTTGCTGTTCCGACTCGATACCGCGAGTTGATTTCGTCAAATACAAGAGTTGACGCCGACTGACTCGCGAGCGGAGGCTTAAACGCAGGGTGCGGGACATTGTCATAGAAGTAGCGGACCATATTGAAGATAGCGTTAGTAGATTCTGCGAGGTGAGATAGTACAAACGCGTTAGCGTTTCGATTTTGCGTGACCTTCCAGAAGTTTCTGCCCTGTGTGTAGGTAGATATGCCGGTTTGGCGAGCTTTTAGCACCAATGCGCGGACGTTTCCTTGGTCTTTTAGCTGTTGTTCCAGCATGTTATGCACGTAAATCTGCGCTGCGTTCAGCACAAAGGGCTTGGATTCGCCTTCTTTTGTCACGATTCGCAATACATTCTTGCTATATAAAGGAAAGTTACCCTTAAATTTTCGCGCTATGTCCTCAATTTCCACTGTTATTCACCACTGCACGGCACCACCAAACGAGATCATGGTCCTTGAGTGTGCTTCTCATTAAATTAATTCGGGCGCAAACCAGCCTTACATTGCCCTCAATGTAGCCTTTCTTTATGTCTATCCGGTCAGGACTGACGGAAAGATCCATTTGGTCAGTAGTTAGCTGCATCGGTATGTTGGATATGGTGCAGATACCTCTCTGCTTGTCGTATAGCGCCACCAGATGATCCAATGACACAGGCTCGCCGCTATAACCTTTCTCTTTGTGTCGCTGACGGAGTCCTGTTAAACGGATTTGCAGGAAGCCTCTAAGGCTGTCATTAGCCCTCGCCTTATTCGCTAACGATTTACAAACTTTGCATTGCCGTCTACCCTTAGACACGAACTCGTCTAGGTTTTTGACAATCCCGCATGAGGTGCATGCCTTACTATCAATCGCCATTCTATATCCCTTGTAAGCTTCTCAAATTGAGCAACTGCTTTACGACTATTACTGACAGCCACTCGACCATTCATAAGACCCGTGCCAAGTCCAATACAACCCTGAACATCTTTCGGGTAATTAGCTGCGTGAATTAAAATCCAAGTTCGTTCTTCAACGTCCTTAACATGCCAAGTCTCGCCAAACCTTGGGGAATCCCTCCAGCCCATTCGATACTTGCCCTCGGGGATGCAGGAAACGCTAGGCTTGTTATCCAGCCATGGGCGCTCAATCGTGTAGAAGCGCTCTCCGGCAAGATCTATTACGCCTAGCGTTCCGTCAGGGTGGTAGGCAAACCGCCTAAGCTGGATATCAAGCATCGTCAGCGGCACCTCGCTTTTCATCCCTGATAGTCTTTCTATCAACCCGCTCTGATTTTTTTGGTTTCCTAAAAATTCTGTCGAATCCTTCATTAAACTTGCTAGTGTTTTCAGGACGGCGGTTATCACCTTTCCCATATAAGGTCTCTCTTGAATTTTTCATTTCTTTCTCACATGAGTCCAAAAATGCTTAGCCTTACTCACAGGAGTAGGTCTGACCGTCATCATTATCGTCTGAGTGTTCTGGTGTCGATGAATTACTTTAATCTTGCTTCCATGCTGAACTAGATAAGATGAGCGACGCTGCCCCGAGGTTGGGCACCATCTGTCCGCCAGCTTCCTTGCGGCGACGAGCGCCGAAGTTAAATCGTCAAAGTACTGCATTAAATTATCCTGCTTTCGGCTTAGCTTTCGACTTAGCTTTCGGCTTGGTAGCGGCTTTCTTCGCCTCGATTTTTGCTTTTGCTTTACCATCGTCCGTGTATGCAAACTTCTTACCGTTGACCTTTGGCATAATTAGCTTCCTTTTTTCCACTTGGTTGAAGGTGACTTGGTCTTAGAGGGCGCCCATTTGGTTTTTGCCGACCAATAGGCTCCACTCATCTTTCCCTTGCTTATGTTCTCAGCGTGACGGCTCTCAAATGCCTTGCGCTGTCCTACCGTTTGGTTGGTCTTAACGCCTTGCTGCCCGAATCGGATTGTCTTAACCGTATCGCCTTCTTTAGCTACGACGA